TGCCTTGCCTTCTATTGCATTGGCTAGAAAAGATCCATATCTAGTAAAAGCACTATATGATAAAGAAGAAGAGTTTGGTAAACTAGATAGACAAGATGCTAGTGACTTAATTAAAACAACTGCATCTAGTATAACAGATCTAATAACTAAAAATAAAGCAACAAGAAAAAGTAGAGTAAATAGCAATCTTGAATCACTAACTGCATTGAAGGGTAAGTTTCCTGAATTAGAAAATGCAGATATAGCTTTGATACAAAAGAGAGGGTTAGGTGGTACTTTAGAAAAGATAAAAACTAAATTTAATTTAGATGACTTAAATGGCATAGTAACTATGTTAAAAGAAAATACAGATCTCACTGCAGAAACTCCTACATCTAAAGTGCCTAACATGACATTAAATGAACTTGCAGAAGCTCTAGCACCTGCTGCAAAAAATGTAGATTTACAGATGAAACAAATTCGTTCACAACCTTCATCAGGACCTATAACATCTTTTGTGACAGGTGAAATGTTTAGTGATGAGAAAGGTGTAGACTTAACACCAAGAATAGAAAACATAGTAAAATCTGCAGATGTTAGTCAAGCAGTTGATACTGAAAAAGAAAAAGAACTTCAGACATACTTTGATACTAGAAAAAACATATTTACAGAGGCAGGTGAAGAGGCTAAGAGAATATCTGAACTTCAATCTAAAGATGTCATGGGAGAGAAAGATATATTAAAAGAAGCACCTAAAACTATACTTAAATATTTAGGTGTAGAGTTCTCAACCAGTCCTAATGGAGAAATTATATATAAAGATGATGCTAAAAAATATGCTCAAGCATTGCCAAGTCTAGCATCTGACGTAAAAGAGAAGGCTTTAAAATTAAGAAAAGATTTAGCTGATAAAGATAATCCTGAATTTATTACATTACAAAGTGCAATGGAAAGAATTATTAATAATGCATTCACCATAGAGGATGGTAAATATAAACCAAAAGGATTTGTATTAGATAAGTTAAATGAATTAAAACTTCAAGACAAACAAGAAGATGATGATGATGATGAAGACACAGGTAAAAGAAGTTTAAGAGACTTGCAAAATGCTTATAAAATTGCATTAGAACAAAATGATCAAGAGCTAGAAGATAAAATAAAAGAAATACAAAATCAAAAGCTATTCAAAAATGAAGAAGCAAGGAGAATAACTGCAGCAAGAAATAAACACAAATCAGAAAAAAGAAAAATAAGAGGTGTCTATAGACAACTAGCAATAAACAATGACCATAACCCAGACTTAGTAGCACCATAAAGGATTCAAGATGTTACAAGCAAATCAAATACAGGCATATAACTACTATGATCCTAATGAGCAAAATAAAGATCAATTAACTCAAGATGAAAACTTTCTTGATGATGCTTATGAGTTCCTAGTAAAACGAGAGGGTTATAAACACTCTGAATTAAACACTCCTGAAAAAATATACGATCAATTCCTAGAGCATTTTAGATATCAAAACGTAAATGAAGTCACTGCCATACGTGATTTAGAATATGCACAAAATGCTAATCTCCAAGAAAAAATACAGTTTGCAAATCTAATACAACTATATGAAAATATGGAAGGAGATAGTTTTAATATTGAAACTGCCAAAGATTATGCAGGTGGTATATTCACTGCTCCTTCAACATATTTAGGTTTATTCACTGCAGGTGCAGGTAAACTTGCATCTACAGGAGCTAATCAATTAACTAAACTAGGCATACGTAAGTTACTAAACAAAGAGATAGCTAAGAGTGCTGCTAAAGGTGCAGCAGTAGAAGGCACAATCGGTGCAGTACAAGGTGGTGCTCAAGAGTTAACTAAAGTAGAAACAGGATTAACAGATGAGGTTGATACAGGTAGGATTGCAACACAAGCAGGTATACAGGCTACCTTTGGTGGATTGTTTAATGCAGGTGCAGGATTTTATCAAACTAAAAAAGCTATTGATGCTAACATATTATTATCAGAGGCAGAGAAGGCATCTAAAATTGTAGCAGATACTGCAAATAAAAAATCAAAAGCATTTTTAAAAAATGTAAGAGCAGATGAAGACATAAAATTTTTAAATGATTCTTTGAATGAACTAATACCTGATACATATGAAATGACTAAGGCAGGTTTAAAAAGAATTATAAAGAAAAAACCTACAAAGAAAAGACCACTTGATGTTGATAAAGTTAAGATGGGTAGATCACTAGCTCAAGAAAAAGGTGTAGATAACTTAGATATAGACTTTTATGAAAACTTATCTGCTGCTGCAATCAAAGTAAAGAAGAGAATAAAAAGTAATTTAACTAAGGGTGATAGAATTACTGAGGGATTAGCAAAAGCAATCACAAAAGGTGATTTAAAATTTGATGAACTTAGTGCTATATTAAAAGACCATAACTTAACATATGATCAATTCTCTTTAATATATTTAGCAGACATATCAGATGCAGGTAGAAAATTAGGGTATCATGGATTCTTGAAAAGACAAATAGATCCTGAAGTATCAAAAGAAAAAGTAAATTCATTACTTGATAGTATAGTTAAATTAGAACAGAGGGGATTAACTAAAGTAACTAAGGGTCAAGCTAAAGAGGTCATAGAAAATAAAAGAACATTTGGTTTATTAAAAGACTTAGATAAATTAAGACTAGGTTTAATGACATCACAACCTGCTACTACTATGCGTAACAATGCTAACGCTTTATTTAGAGTTGTGGTTGATGCAGGAACACGTAGTATATATAATTTAACTAGAGGAAGAAATCCTTTTGATGCATTAGACGTTACCAAATATATGTTAAATCCCTACGAAGCTCAAGTAGTTAGAAAATTATTTGAGAACACTATGCCTGATAGTGCATCTGTGTTATTCAGAGATGCTGCAGATTTATCTGCTCAAGCAGGAGAGGGTGCATTAGCTAAGATAGGAACTAAAGCAAACTTCTTAAACACTATGTCTGATAACTTTTTTAAACAGGCAATGTTTACTGCATCACTTAGAAGAAGATTAGCAGATGATGGTAAAGACTTAATTCAACTTATTAAAGATGGTAAGTTTAATACTATAAGTAAAGAAACTTTAGAAGGTTCTATGCAAGATGCACTAGAGTTTGTTTATCAACAGTCATTTAAAGGCGATGGATTTTTTAGTAAAGTTGCTAAAGTAACTATTGATGCACATAGAAATGTACCTTTCGTGATATCATCAGTGTTGCCTTTCCCAAGATTCGTAGCAAATCAGATGAAGTTCTTATATGAACACACACCTTTATTAGGACTGATGAACTTAGAGGGAATTGGAGCTACTGCCAAAGGAGGATACCTAAAATCTTTAGCTAGTAAAAATGCAGATGATTACAGAAAGATGTTTGCAAAGCAAACTATGGGTCTTATGATGCTAACAACTGCATACAACTGGCGAAAAGAACAGATGGATGAGGATGGTAAGATAGGCACATATTGGTATGAATTCAAAGATGATACAGGTAAAACTGTGGATGGTAGACCTACATACGGACCTTTTGCTCCATACTTATTAGCAGCAGATATTATGTTAAGATATAACAAAGCTAGTGAAGAGGGTAAGGATGTTAGTCTATCTGAAAACTTTCTACTTGATCCACGAGGATTGTTTGTAGATATGATGGATAGAAAAGATGCATCAGGTAGAAGAATGTCAGAGGTAATGACAAGTCCAAGACAGTATATGCAAGATTCTTTACAGGCACTGTTTGGTTCATCTTTTAGAGCAGGATATGGTATCTATGCAATAGACAAGTTATTTGATGATGCATCTGCAGAAGGAACATTCTTAGGAGAAAAAGGTGCTAAGATATTTGGAGAATTTGTAGCTAACTTGATTAATACTTATACTATACCATTATCAGTAGTAAAAGATGTGTACAGTCAATATGATAAGTTTGCTAGATATGTTCCTGAAACTAGACCCGGTGGTGAAATAGACTTCTTTAAAATACTATTAAACAGAGGCACTCGTGCTATGCCTGACTTTGGTCCTAACACTGCTATCGGTGGATACTTTGGTGCAAAAGAGTATGACTTACCTTTACGTAATCCTTTCAGGACAGGAGATGTAATAGCTATTAATCCTTTAGAAAAACAAATGTCAGGATTTACTAGGATGCCTAAGTTAAATCTTTTAGAAAGAGAAATGCGTAATTTAAATCTACAATATTATGACTTATATAGAAGAGATCCAAATGATTTAGTAGACAGACTTATAAGAGAAGAACTAAGTGGTGAAGAGTTTCTTGTCAACCTAAATGAAAGATTAGGAGATGTGATTACAAGAGATGAAACTTATCTTAATCTAAAGTCTAATGCAGAAAAAAGAAATTATTTAAGAAGGTATGCTAAGAAAAATGTATTTACTGAGGCAAGAGAAGTTGCACTGAATAGATTAGATAAAGATGCAAAAGACTTTAAATTACCTTATAGTGAAAATAACTTGAGAGAATACAGAAAGTTATCTAAGCAGGAAAGAGATGCGATTGATGCAGAGTTTAGAAACATACTGAAGAGTAGAGAATACTATGTATTAGGAGAACAAGATGCAGATAATTTATTAATAGATGAGTTCTCTATATTAAATACTAGAGATTTAGACTTAGTAAATTCAGAAACAAAAGATAGTGTAAATATATTACAATGGGCATTAAGTAGAGCAGGTGTAGCTGAAACACTTAGAGAAAAGAAAAAAGGTTTGATGAGTAGATAATGGCTATAAAAGGATTTGAATTAGGACTTGAAACTGACAGAATGTTTGCAGATGCAGAACGTAAACGAGAAGAACGTGAAGCAGGAATGACAGACATACAAAGACAGGCTCAAGGTGTAGAACCTATAACCATAAAAGATGTAAGAGACTTTGCTCTAGCAACTGCACCTATAACAGGTGATGTGATTGCATTTAAAGATGCACCTGAAGATTACACACGTGCCTATGAATTACTACAGGCAGGTTATGGTGAACGAGACTTAATTAAGATGGGTCTTGGTGGTGCATTCACAGGATTAATAACAATGGGGTTGATTCCCGGATTAGGTTTTGTATCTAGAATGGGTAAGAATATGCTACGTCAAATGGCTATAGATGCATTTAAAAGAGGTGACAGGAAGACGGGTACTGATATACTTGTAAATACAAGTGATTATGTAAAAAAAGAATTAGGTGATAAGTTTAATAAGAACATATCAACAAAACGACAGAGCCAAATAAAAGAAATAAAAAATAAGTTTAAAAAGAAAGAGCATAAAAAACGTATTAAGATGCTTGATAAACCTAAGAAAGAGATATTATATCATGGTACTGCTATGGGTCAGTTTAGTGCATCACCAAAACTAGGTACATATATAGACAAAGACTTTCAAGCAAATGAATTAGCCACTACATTTAGAGATAACTCAAAGATATTTACAGAGATAGTAGATGCTAACAATGGTAATCCCATCATAGATATAGCTACTTATGGTATGAAAGTAGGTAGAGATGTAGATGAGATAGATAAGTACGCAGGAGCTAAAATAAAGTTTCCTATATTAGCAAGTGCAAGTAAAGATTCTAATATATCCCCTACTCCTAAAGTTTTTAATGACACAATATCGTTAGAAACTAATGCAGAGGCAGGTGAAGTATATTTAAAAGGAACACCATCTGCTATTAATAATTATGAAGGTGAAACATTTGGTGTGGTAAAGTTACTTGATAATAATAAGGTAGATCTTAGAGATATAGAAGCAGAGCTAACAAAGAGAAATAGACAAGATATAAAAGAGGTAGTAGAACTTGATAAAACATTTATAGATAACATAGTAAGACGTGGATTTGATAGATATGAAGATAGCACAGGAAAATCAACAGGTAAAACATACATAGGTTTAGCAACTAGAAAAGTACCTATTCATTCAGAATTAGGAACACCTGCACTATCAACATCACTTGACCCTATTACATCTGTTAAACCTGCTTTTACTACTCCCGGAGTAGAGGTGGGTGACATGGGAATGGGAACAGATGAAATGGGTAGAACTGTAGAAAATTTATTATTCACAGAGTTACCTTATGGTAAATTTAAAAGTATGACACCTGACGATTATAACAAAATTGTTAACTTATACTCACGTGATGGAGATCTTAGAGAGGGGTTATTTAATAAGTATAGAGATGTTATGACAGATGACACTTTAGGTATAAAGTTACCTAAGTCTGCACATACAGAAGCAGAGGTGGCATTTACTAGACCTGATTTTCTTACACCAAAAAAAGTAGTAGATAATCCAAAGATGTTATCTATGGTTGAAAAAGCAAACGAGGCATTTGATAAATATAAAAAACTAGAAGTATCTATAGGTGACGTTGATAACAGAGCATTAATAGGAGATCCTGTGAATCAAAAGAAAGCCTATGATTTAGTTAAAGATTATTTTAATAGTGCTCTTGATCTAGCTAAGTTTACAAGAACTGAAGGAGCTAGAGGTGCATATGATGAAATAATAGATGAGTTAACTGTATCCCCAAATCTAAGTAGACTTACTGAAAATTTAAGTATTGTATTACCAAAAGGGGAGAAAAAAAATAATATGAAAATATTAAATAGTTTGTTAGATAGACCGACTAGAGGTATTATGCAAACTGCTCCAAAAAGAATACAGGGATATCAAGGCAGAGAAGCACCTAAAGATTTTAGTCCTAAGAAGTTTATTAATGAGTTGCAATCTACACTACTTGAAACAAAAGGTAACATATTAGATTATAAACTTAAAACAGAAGAAAAAATATTATCTTTATCACCACGACAATACAAAGAAGCTATCATGGAAATAACACCTAAGTTAAATCGTGGTGGATTGATGACTAGGTAAACACAGACCTCAACACACCCATAGCCAAGGCAGCACAGGCTACAACATTAACAGTGAGTAGTGCTCTATCATGCCATATGTAAGCCATACCTGCTAGTAATCCTGTACCTATACACGAGGCTATCAAATCGTAGAAAGGCAGAACACCTGCCGATCTACAGATAATCCCTGACATAATTAACATAGAGCCTGTCCATTTAAGATACCATGATAAGTCATGAGTTGGTGTTACTTTTTGCATCTATTTCTTTTAACCTTCTAAGTATAGTCTCTAAATTTTTTATTATATCAGGTAGTTCATGAGTAGGTTTTATCCTACTCTGCATGAACCTCTTGGCTTCTTCTTCTAGCTTCTTCACGTTTAACTCTTTCTAAGTTTTTAAAGTATGCAAAGTCATATCCTCTCTGCCATTCCCTATGTTGCATAGTGTTTGGATTGTAAGGACTAACTGTAGCAATAATCTTTGCATCTTTACTGCGAACAGTCTGTATGTATTGGTTACCCTTGAATGCATTCAGTCCACGTTCAAACTGAATACGTAAGGGTGCATCATACTTACTTAGATTTGGATTCCTTTTTTTCTTCTGTCTCATTAGATTGTCTCCTTTCTAAATATTTCATT